ATGACCATCATGAAGCGGGGCAGCACTTACCACCTGCGCAAGCGCGTGCCGCGCCGCTATCAGGGCGTTGAAGAGCGCAAGAGCATCTGGGTCAGCCTGCACACGGACTCCCTTACCGTCGCGCAACAGAAAGCCCCTATCGCGTGGCAACACATCGTGGAAGGCTGGGAAGCCCGGCTTGCCGGAGACACAAGCGACGCGGAACAGCGTTTCGAGGCGGCCAAGAATCTCGCCGCCGTCCGGGGCTTCCGCTACCTGCCAGCACCCCAAGTTGCCAAGCTGCCGCAAGACCAGCTTCTTGCACGTGTCGAAGCCGTCAAAGAGCGTAAAGACGGTGAGCTGGATATGCGAGACACGGCTGCCCTTATGGGCGGCGTGAGTGAACCAGCGATCACGGTGACTCGGGCGCTGGAACTCTATTGGAGCTTGGTAGCGGACAAAACGCTTGGAAAGAGCCCGGACCAGCTCCGCCGTTGGGAGAACCCGCGCAAGAAAGCCGTGAAGAACTTCGTCGACGTGATTGGCGACAAGGCCATTGGCGACATAACCGGCGACGATATGCTGGACTTCCGCCATTGGTGGTTTGAGCGCATCCAGAACGAAGGGCTCACGCCCAACTCGGGCAACAAAGACCTTATCCACCTTGGCGACGTGCTGAAGACCGTGAACCGCATGAAGCGGCTCGGGCTGGTGCTGCCCCTCTCCGATCTCAGTTTCAAGGAAGGCGAGGCAAAGCAGCGTCCACCTTTCTCCGAAAGCTGGATACGCGACAAGCTCTTGGCTCCGGGAGCGCTGGACGGGCTCAACAAGGAAGCCCGCTGCATCGTTCTGGCGATGGTCAACACCGGGGCGAGGCCGAGCGAGCTGGCGGCCCTCACACGAGACCAGATACGGCTTGGCGCGACCACGCCGCACATTTCGATTGAGCCCGTTGGACGCCAGCTCAAGACGCGCAACGCTCGCCGTGTCATCCCCCTGACCGGCGTGAGCCTGAAAGCTATGGCACAATGCCCTGACGGCTTCCCCAAGTATCGCGCCAGCTCCGCCAGCCTCTCGGCCACGATCAACAAGTATCTCCGGGCCAACAGGCTCTTGGAGACACCGGAGCACTCTCTTTACGGATTGAGACATAGCTTTGAAGACCGGATGTTGGCGGCGGGGATTGATGAACGGATCAGGCGCGACCTTTTCGGCCACGCCCTTGACCGTGAACGGTATGGCAAGGGTGCGTCCCTTGCCGACTTGCAGCGATTGATTCAGCGCGTCGCGCTTTGAACAAGGGCACGCGCCCGGGCCACCACCTCATTGGCGGCGATGGCTTCCAGCTCGGCAATGTCGGATTCTATGCGCTCGAAAATCGGAGCATAGACAGGATCGGCCACCACCATGCGCGCGACTTTGGCGCGTGCAGCTTTCAGGCGTTCAAGGTTCTCCATCTGTTGATACCAAGGGCAAGCGCATTGCGTGGAGAGTAGACGCGCCGCGCTGGGACAAACGGGGTGGTCAGTCCCGCGTTGAGAGGCCGAGCGGTCCCATCACTCGGCCTCTAACTCAGAACGCCCCGTTGAGGCGGACGCGAACGGACCCGGACGGGTTGCCCGCTGCCGAGACGGCCACGCCGATCTTGGTGTTGCCGCTGGCGGTGCTGGTCACTGCCCCGTCGGACGTGCGGAAATAGACTGCATCGCCCACGGCCAGTTCGTCGGTGGAGACTTTGGGCATCTCGAAGACGCCTTCCGTCACCAGCACCAGAGGTTCGCCAATGGCGGCGTCGCCCGATGCGATGCCGAAGAGATTGCCGAGTTTGACGCCATCGCCAGAGCTGGCGGCGGCCACGGCGGTGACGGTGAGGTTTTCACCGGGTTGCACGAAATTGCGCATTTCAGGTTCCTTTCGAGGTTCGGAAATGAAGGGTGGTCGGCGTCCGACGCCCGGCCAGTTCGGCAATCTGCCGGTCCAGCGACGCCAGAGCGGCGGCCATCTGGGCGTCGGACTTGTATTCGACTTCCTCGCCATTCTGGTCACGGAAGCGCCGCACGCCGCCCGCACGCGCCGTCAGAAGCGCGTCACGGGCTTGCGTGAGCTGGTCGAGCGTCAGCGCCATCAGGAAGCCGCCACGCGCTGCGCGCCGCGCCAGTCGAGCCAGCCCGCGCCGAAGTCGAGGAAGCCCCGGAAGGACAGCCCCAGCGTGTCCCAGCTTTCGCGGCGCTGGACTTGGACGCCCTCGGCCCCGCTCAGATAGGCGTAGCGCAGGCAAGCCAGACGGCCCGGGTCCGCGAAGAGATACCACGTGCCCGACGGCAGGCGCGGTTCCACCAGCAGCTTCAGCTTGCCCGCGAAGGGGTTCACGTCCGCCGTGGTGCCGGGTTGGATCGCGGCAAGAATTTCCTCGGCCTCAGTTTCCAGATCGGCGGGCACCAGCAGGTAGCGCGGCGGCGCGTCGATGATGGTTTTGCCATCGGTGCCCTTGCGGAGGCGCATGGCTTCACGGTTCTCGGTCAAGGTCGCCTTGGACGGCAGCCCGGCGGTTTCCCCGATGTTGCCCCGGCTGGCGTCGAAGACGGGCGTGCCGTCGCGCATGTCCGGGTTGCTGGTTAGCATCGCCACCATGATCGCCGCTTCCGTCTGCGCAGCCGCCTCGCCAAAGGCGCGCACGGTGTCGCTCAGAAGGTTCAGGTCATCATTGATGATGAGATTCCGGGTCAGGTCGATCCGGCGGCCAAAGGTCTTGAGGTTGATGGACTCGCCCTCTTCGGCCCGGCTGGTGGCGGTGAACTCGCCATTCTCGGCCATCTCTTCCAGCTCGCCCATTTCGCCAAGGCGAATTGCCGTGCTGGTCTTGAAGTCCCGGAGCGTCTGCTTGCGGCAAAGCGCCTTCAGGGGGCTTTCGGCGGCCCGGTAAGACGCCATCGCGGTCTTGCCGGTCGCGTCCATGACGGTCAGGGCGAAGTCGCTGGTGCCGTGCGCGGCGGCGCGGTGAAGCACTTCATCCCGGCTCATGCCGCGCGTGCTGGTGCCCATGCGCTCCACGGATTCGCGGGCCATGTCCATCAGGCTCACGTCGGCATAGGTGCGCGACGCCTCGGGCAGCTCTTCCAGCCCGCCCATGCGATAGGCAAGCGCCTCGGCTTGTCGGGTGCGGATCGTGGCCGGGTCTTCGTTCGAGCCATGCACGCGGACCACGGGGGCCGAGCGGCGGGTTTGCTGAGCGTCGAAGACGGCAGCCTTGGCGGCGGTCATGTCGGCTTCGTCGTCAATGAGCTGGTCGGCCAGCTCCGGGCCAAGCCCGGCAGCGCGGACAAGCCCCCGGATGTCGCTCCGGCGTTGCGCTTCCACCTCTTGCGGCGAAAGGGTTTCGATGGTCTCGGGCATGGGTTCCTCTTTCTGCCGTAGACGGGCGGACGGGTCCGCCGGATTAGAGGTCAACGTGACCTCGGTGAGACGCCATCCGGTCGGGCTCTTCACCCTGCCCTGCGGCGTATTCCGTTCGACCCAGCCCGAGACGCGGTAGCCGATACTGACTCCGCTCACGGTGCCGTCCGCGATCCGCTGGACCACTGGGGCCGCGTCTTCGGCGCTGGTAATTTCGAGCACGGCCACCACGGCGTCGCCTTCCACGGCGATGGACCGGACGCGGCCAAGCTGGTCGCGGACAGAGGCGGTGCGATGCGAGTCCAGGACGGGCAGCCCTTCAGCGCCCGACAGGTCCAGCGTGTCGGCGGTCAACACCTCCAGAAACGCCCCCCGGGCATCGCGCCGGGTCACGGGCGACGGCGTGGCGATCACGGCGGACACGGTGCGCGTCTCAGGGTCATAGCTGTTAGGCCGGGTCTGGGCGGCCCGCGTCAGCAGGTTATCGAGGGGCATTCGAGCCTCCACTACTGAAGGACAGGCCAAGCTCGGATTCCCGCGCCCGGTCATCGGCAATCTCGCGGTCCAGCTCGGCCACGTTCCAGCCGAGTTGCGCGACGGCTTGGCGGCGGCTGGTCAGCCCCATTTCGAGGGCAGCACGGGCCGCTTCCATGTCCTTTTGCGGGTCCACCTGCATGGGACGCGGCGGCAGCCACTCGGCTTTCCGCGCGGCGGCAAGGTCCGCCACGTCCAGACGCCCGGCCAAGTATTCGTCGGTGACAAAGCGTTGGAAGATCGGATTCAGGAATTGCGGGACAAGCGTGTGATAGACGTATTGCTCCACCTTGGCCCGGAACGGCAGCAGCCCGGCCCGCAGGCTGGAATAGTTCGCTTGGCTCAGATCGCCGTCAACAAGGTGCTGGGGCACGCCCAGCCCGGCGGCAATCTGGCCGAGCGTCAGCTTGGCGAAGGCGATGGACTCCTTGGCTTGCTCGGGCGCGGCAAACTTGATGTCAGTGCCGCCCGGCAGGACGCGCACCACGCCGGGTTCAAGGGAAATGTCCCCGCCGTCAGCTTCGGGGAAGGCTTCACCAGCGCCGCCCATGTTAGTGGCGTCGGTGACGAAGCCCGCGAACATGGAAGAGATTTTGAGCCCGACAAGCATGGCATCGAGGGCTTGGTCCAGCTCATTAACGGTCAGCAGGATCGGGGCGAGTTGGGAAATGCCGCGCACTTGGCCCGGGCCGAGCTGGCGGAAAATGTGGATCACGTCTTCAGCCGGAACGCGGATGAACTCTTGCGCGGTCGGGAAAAGATCGGTCGGGCGTTGCGGGCGGAAGCGATAGGCGCGGCGCGTGCCATTGGCGGCAAACTCCACGCCCGCCACCACATAGCCCCCGTCGCCCAAGTCCCGGGTGTCGGACTCGTCCAGAGCCTCGGCAGGGTATTGACGCCAAACGGTGCGCCCGTCGCGGTTCTCGGCAACGAAGAGGGCTTCCCCGTCCACGATCTCCGCCAGCACGGCGGCGGCGGTCATGCCGCGAAAGTCGGTGCGCCCTTCGGCGTCCAGATCAGCGTCAGAAAACGCCTTGTCGATCAGCGCGGCCACGTCCTTGTCGGGATAGGCCGAATTGGCTTCGATGCCCGCACCCACGGCCTCGGCCACAATCGCGTCCACGGCGTTGCGGATATAGCCGTTGTTGGCATAGGCGTGCCGAGCCCGGGCGCGCACCGGAATGGCGGCGGCCAGCGTCTCGGTGCCATGCGAGCCAAAGTGCCGCCCGAAGCCCGCGCCACGACGGCCTCCGGCAGCCGCATCAAAGGACCGGACGGCCACCGGGGCCGCGTCGCGCTTAAAGGGATTGAGGCGGGACAACAGGGACATTAGTGCAGCACGCCCTTTTCGCGGGTCAGGTGCTCAAGGATCGGGTCCAGCTCAAGCGCCCAGACGCTCCGACGCTTCCATTCAGGCCCCATGTGCCAATCGGTGCCTTCGGCGCTCGGGTATTGAATCACGCGGGCGCGATGGTCGAGGAAACCGGAATCTTCGCGACGGAACGCCACCAGCTCGAAGGTGAAACCGCGATGCCCCGCAAGGTAATTGCGGAAGACCCACGACGCAGGATTGCGGCAGGGGAAGTTCGGTTTTTCGCCAGCGGCGATTTGCTCCGGGGACAGAACGTCCCGTGCATTGAAAAACTGCAATGCGGTTGCGGCCCGAGCGAAGATGCCTTCCCCGGTAAATCCGGCTTCGGACATACGGATCAGAATTCCGCAGATCAGGACTTGCTCCGGGTGGTAGAGGAAATGCGGGCGCTTGGCCGAGACGTTGCGGCGATAGGGGTGCAGCAGGCCACGCGACGCCGCGTTGCGCCAATAGTTCGAGGTCTTGCCCGTATCGAAGCCCGGCTCCGCCAGTGCGCGGGAAGCAACGGCCTTGGTGATGCCGCGCTTATCGTCCGGGCCATCGTCTACAATGAACGGGCCTGCATAGGTTTCTTCGTCGGTCATGGGGCGTCCTTTCAGGAAGAATCACCCCACTATCGTCAGAACTCTAGACGGTATCAAGTTGTTGTTCTGCAACGACTACTCAGAGTAGACAATGGTTACTTGTATGAAGTTTTTTCTTGAACCGTCTTAACTCTAGACGTATTTATCGAGTCGTCAGTTATTCGAGTGGCTGACATTCGAGAGCCGTAGTGCCCGGGCGGGGGCTCATCCTCACCCGTCCGGGCATGCAAGGAATTTGCCAGACCTCGCCCGTGGTCTGGCAGATACGGGGGGCGCGGCAGTCCCATGCTAGTCAAGCGCCCCCCTTTTCAAAGAGAGAGCCCATGCACACGAAGCGCCAAAAAGAAGAAGAAGCGGTGACTCTTCGGGATGTTTATCGCGAAACCCCCAGCGCACGAGCCCAGCTAGTTGGGAAGATGTATGAAGACGGGTGCGACGTTGCCGAGTTTCGCGAGGCTCTGGAGTTAATACTCGGACAATCGCAAGATTACCTGAGCGCGATAGAAGTTGCAGGTGGTTTCCCGGGCTTAGTGCTGTGGTGCCTTTACGCAGACTTTCCGACTGCGCATCTTCCAGAGGACTTCACGATATATCGTGGCGGGCGTTGCTCAGCCGAAGATCTGCTAAACGGCCTCTCTTGGACGACGCGCTTTGATTGCGCTGCATGGTTCGCCATGAGGAAGACCGGAATCCAACGGGCTCCGACCGTAATCTCCACGACTATCTTTCGAGAAGACGTAATTGCCGTCTTGGATGGGCGTGGCGAACATGAAGTAATCCCCCAAAACATTTATGATGTTCAGCTTGCTACTCTGCGAGAAGTAGAAATAGGTGCCATGCGTTGGCAAAATCGCGAGTAGAGCATATGCCCACGAAGCGTCAAAAAGAGAAAGCCGAACGTAACGCCCAGCGTTTTATTCGGCTTGTCCTTCGCGGCTGGCGGGTGGAGACAATCGACGAATTGCCCGAAGCCGCCCGCAAGTCGCTCATGCAGCAAGTGGAGTGGAAGCGGAATCGCTTCGATTAGTGCATGGCAAACCCGAATTTAGAAAAGCCGTGACCATCGCCCGGGCGATGTTGGAGCCATGCCATGAGCTGACGAAAGATCAGTTCATGAACTTTCTCAATTTCTGGGCAGTTCTCCCCGTCAAACGTCACGTCCAGAGCTTGTTCGGACACGTCGATATTCACCTCTTTCCCGCGCCGCTTGCACTCTACATGCAAAATCAGATTGTGCTTCGGAAACGCCCCTTCGGACCTTTCGAGAATAACACCAAAGGCGAATTTGAAAGAGCCATCGGAGAAATGCGATATTGCATCGCGAAGTATCGGTCTTTCCTCAGTATTCCCGTCTTCGTCCAAGCTGAAAAAGGGCGTATAGCTCTTATAAGAAGTCGTCCTATCCTCTTTCCGAGGATAGCTTGCTGGCATCTCCAGATATTCACGTAGGCCATTTACAATTAGCATAGCCAGCGTTTCATTTTCTTGCACATATTGATGCTCCGCGTCTTTGTAGGTCGAAAACGCGGCGCGCAGTTCGTCGTATTTGCTCATTAGTTCGCCTCAAGCCATTTACTTTTCGTCACGGTAGCGCGGCGCTTGGGCATTGTCACCGCCTGAACCTCTTCGGCGCGACGGTCCACGTTGGCGTTGACCAGATTGCGCACGGCCATTGCGTAGATCACGCAATCGAGTGACTCCGCCCGGCGGCCCGGCGTGCGTTCCCATTGTCGGATCGGTGCGCCCTTGCGATACCGCACCACCAGCCGTTCGGACGCCAGCTCTTCATAGAAGCGCCCTTCCAGCGTGTCGGAGAACCGGACAGAGCGGCCACGAGTCAGCCGGTTGATAAGCTGCCCCTTGAGTCCGTCAACGCCCACGATGAAGAGCCGCGCGCCCCGCGTGTCGCTGGCCTTGATCGCCTGCCGGTCGCCTGATGCCCCCTTCACGGCATAGATGCGGCGGGCCATGCGGGGGCGGCAGAAGCCAAGCACACGGTCCATTGTCACGCCGTCGCCCGCGTCAATGCCCGTGGCGTCCACCCGCAGGAAGCCGCCCTTGGGGTGCTTCCAGACGGTGCGCAGGGCGTCATCCAGCTCGGCCCACACGTCGTCCCCCATCGGGTTGCCGTAAATCACGTCTTGCGCCAAGATGAAGACTTCATCCCGGCCCCAGCCCACAAAGACCGTTTCCAGCCGGTCACGCTGCACGTCCACGCCACAGGTGACGAAGAGCACTTCCGGCGGGATCGCATCGGGCAGTCCGAAAGGCTCGGCCCGGGCGGCCAGCGCCGCGTCGTCGATCTCTTCAGCGGCCTCACGCCAGCCTTGGCCCATGAGAGTGTTGGTCCAGACTTGCAGTTTGTCGGGGTGCGCCTTCGATTCGAGGAACTCTTGGGCGATCTTGCCCCAAGAGGCGTTCGCTAACGTGGACACAAGCGCGTTGAGCCGGAAACCGGCGTGGCCTCCCACCTCAGGCCGCGTGACGCGCCAGCGCCCGGCGGCCACCATCGCGGGCTTGTGCCGTTCTTCGGTCACGGCCCCGCAGCTCTGGCAGACATAGGCGGCTTTCAGGGGCTCGCCCTCGGGCCATTGGATGTCCGCCCACGTGATCTCATGGAATTCGCCACAGTGCGGGCATGGACACTCATAGACCCGGGAGTCGCTGTTGGCGTAGCTCCGCAGCACGTTGGATGTGGCCTCTAGCGTGGGCGTGCTTCCCAGCACGATCTTGCGATTGGGGAAGCTCAGGGTGCGGCGTTCGGCCAGTGTGAGGGGCGAGCCCTCGGCCCCCGGCTCCATTGCGTCGGCTTCGTCGATCAGCAGAACGCGGACGTTGTGGCGGCGCAGGTTGCGGGGGCTCTTTGCGGCCACCACCTTGAGGCTGCCACCGGGGAAGCGGCGGGACAGCAGCGTGTTGCGCCCGGCTTCGTCGGTCTCGGCAGACATAAGCCCCTTCAGCTCGGGCGTGGCCGAGAAGATCGGTTCCAGATCGCTCACCACGTAGTCGCGGGCGTCCGCCTCGGTCGGCTGCAAGACCATGATCGGCGCGGGCTCATTGGCGATGTATGCGGCCACGGTGCCCGAAAGCAGCGTGGTCAGCCCGACGCGCACCGGCTTCACCACGGTCACGCGCTCAATCAGCGGGTCGGAAATGGCCTCCGCGATGCCCCGTTGATACGGCCAGAGCGTGACGCGCCCCGGAGTGGCCGAGACGCCTTCAGGCAGCCGCATGGTGGTTTCGATCCAATCGGGCAGACTCAGGCGCAGCGGCGGCTTCAGCGCGGCCATCGCGTTGCGGCGGGTGCGGCTTAGAGCCCCAGCATTATGAAACATGCTGCCGCCATTTCACTGGCGCGTTGCGAACTGATGCTATTTTCTTTCGCGACTTCGTCAACGCAATTTACTATCTCATTCGCGATTACCTTGACGCCGCTGAAGCCGATCTTTCGCACCTTGGCTTCACCCAAGATTGTAACAGACCAATCACCTGCGGTTGCCAATTTATCAGAATACGAACCAGCCTTCCATTGGGCGAGGCTAGCATTGTGGAGCGTTCCTCCTTCATACCACTCCGCGAGCGCTGGAGTTGCGAAAAAAGTAACTACAAGAATTGCGACAAGCCATCTCATGAAATTTTTCCTTTTCAATTCGTCGCGCTATGGTGCTCAGAGATTTTTTTTGGGTCAACCTCCGTTGACCAACTCAACCAGCACATCGCGAACTTCGGCGTCCAGAGCGGCGAGGTCATGCGGGGTCAAGTGCCCGAGCTTGCTCGCGGCCCGGCTCGGCAGTGCAAGAAAGGCGGCGCGCACGTCTCGCAGCACGCTAGCCCACTCGCGTTCCACCTCGGCGGCGGCGATCAACTCGCCACGGGCCCGGGCGTTTTGAAGGGCGATCTTGTCCGCATTCTCTTTCGCCAGCCGCAGCTTTTCGGCGGCCAGTTCGGCGTCAACCCGGCGGCCAGTGGCCCCGACGCGGGCGTTCTCGCAGTAGGCTTTGACGGCGGCCCGGAGCGGAAACCGCTTGTCAGCGTTCCGGGGGATCACGCCTTCCCGGGCGAGAGCCGAGACGCGGTTGGCGGTCAGGCCGAGCCATTCCGCCAGCTCACCAGCGGTTACGCCCTCGGGTTCCGGGCCACCCACCAGCGCGTCTATTTCTGCCATTTCAGTCTTGGGGATCATGCGGGCCTCTCGGGAAAGTTGGGAACGGCGGTAAATTCGGGAAAATCGGGTTTTCCATTTGAAATTTTTTCTGAAGCGAGAAACGCCGGGGCTCCGCGTCCCCCGCGCTGCGACCAGACGGGAAGGACCCACTACGGGAACGCCGGTAATGCCGGTAACGCTGGCAATCTTCACCAACTCTCCACTGTCCGGGGCATGGGCGGACCGGACAACCGGACACCCCTAAAGGGGGGTGTCCGTGTCTGTCCGGTCTCGCGCCCACCTTTGCCCGGCGGACAAGTCTGGACATGTCCGGCAATGTCCGTGTCTGTCCGGTCCTACACATCGTCAAAATCCTCGGTGAACCGTTCGTTGTCGCTATACCGCTCCACGAATTTGCCCTCTGCGAAAATGACCACTCCTTCCCGGTTCAGTATTCCAACGGCCCGCCGGAACGCCTTCTTACGGGACTCGGGATCTTCCGACTGGGATACTTTGCGCCCCTCAACACAGGCGTCCCGCCACACGTCTTCCGGCACAAGCTGTCCTTTCCCCAGATCGCGAAGAATGGTCAGAGCGGCTTGGGCGCTGGGGGGCAAATTCGGACTACGGGCACGGTTCGCGCTGTCCGCCTCTTCACAGATAGCCGCCGTGATCGCGTCGCCATCTTCGTCGGTGCCGATTTCCCGGACGCCCACGGTAAAGGCCAGCTCTTGTTCGGTCGTGCCATTTCGGTTCTTGGACGGCTTCACGCTCACCATCCCGTCTTCCTTCTTGAGGTAGAGCGCCACGTCCAGCGCGCCGTTCAAGAGGCTATGACCACGGGGCAGCCCGTCGCCTGCCTTGGTGTCGTGGTGGATCAGCACGACAGCCGCCCCCCACTTGGTCAGGGATCGGGCAGCCGCCACCACTTGCCCCATGCCTTTTGCGTCGTTTTCTTCCAGCCCCGGGAACGCTACGGCCAAGGTGTCGATCACGACAAGCGCGGGACGCCGCTCCTTGACCGCCCGTTGCAGGGCCTTGAGCTGGCCTTGCTTGCTCAGAAGATCGGAGACCCCCTCCACCACCTTGAAGTCGGGTGCGTCGCCATGCTCGGCTTCCAAAGCCTGCACGCGCCCGCGCATCCCGTGCCCGTCTTCCGCTGCCACGTAGAAGACGCCACCAGCTTTCACGCGCTGCCCGAAGACCTCGGCCCCTTGGGCTACGGCGTAGCCAAGGCGCGGCGCGAAGAGGCTCTTGCCCGCGCCCGGAGCGCCCACAATGGCCGCCACGTCGCCTTGGGCAAGGAGTCCCTTGATGACATAGGGACGGGCGGGCGTGGCGGCACAATCGCTCGGGCTCAGGAAGGTCAGGCCACCAGAACGGTCAGACGGGCCGCCCACCAGTGCGTCTATTTCGTCCAGTTCGGTAGCGCCCCAATCGTCATAGATTGGCGTCACAAGCCCCTCAAAATCGTCCAGTAGCTCCATGTGGCGAAGCTCAGTCACGGCGTTGTCGCGCCAGCCGTGCCTCTCGGCCTCGCGAATAATGTGCCAGCCGGTCAGGCCACGGTCAGCCTTGCACGAGGCCCACAGCGCGTCCGTGTGGTCCGCGTCATAGTCGTGGTGTTGCTTGCTCCATTCATGGACCAGCTCGCGCCCCTCTTCGCTGTCCCCGGTCTCGCAATGCACGGCCATGACCATGTGCAGCCAAGCGTCCCGGCTGGCGTAGGCGTCGCCATCGTTCGGGCACTTCATGAGCGCATCTCGGATCACGCGGAAGGGAAGGCCCGTGGGCTCGCCCTGCCCCGGCTCCACGACCTTGCGGCGGATTGTCAGAGCCTCGGGCCACTCCGGCAACTCGCGCGTCAGACGGCCCGTATAGGCGCCTTTGCCGTTAGTCGCGCCGGGGGCTACCACGAAGCCCCCTTCGCCGCGCACGTCCAACCCAGCGGGCAGCCCGGCGGCGCTATTGCCTTCTCCTTGGTATTTGAAGTGGAGGTGTCGCCCTCCGGTCGGGGTGAAAGTCTGGCCGGGCGACAAGGTATCCACGTCCAGCCCCAAAGCTCTGAGACCAGCGAAACCGTCCTTGCCGTTTTTCAGGTCTACGTCCAAGGCCACGAAGCCGTTGAGCTTACCAGTTGGCAGCCCGGGCATGGCATCGGGCCACTTCGCCCACCAGCGCTCAATCTGCCGGGCGTCACCAGTTGCCTTGTTTTGCCAGCCCTTGACCAGAGGGCGCTTGTTCGGTCCCAACGGGATCACGAAGTAGCCTTCAGCAGCCAGATCATGGGCAGTTTGGCGGTTGTCGAAGACTTGGCCTTTGGGAGCTTTCGAGTTATGTTTTGTTTGCATCTTTCAGCCTTTCTTAGATGCCACGGCGCGGGGGCTTGCAGGCCCAGCACGCCAAATTTCAGGTAGCCCGTCCCTTTCGCAGAGGGGGCGGGTTACTCATTTCAGGATAGCGGGGAAGCGGGCTTCGTGTCATCGTGGCCCGGAAGGTGACAATCAGATTTTGCAACACACACTGCAACACATTTTGCGTCGCGTGTGTTTTGTATGTATTTGTTTTATTTATATTAAATATGAATACGCCGAGCATGTAGCGGACTTCGTCTCCGCCATCACCCAGTGCGGAAAATCTAATCTGTTCCTGCCAATCGGTTATCGGGACAGATCAAAAGCCCTTCGCCACGCGTGAACACCCCACATCATCCTCTGCCACACAGTCTTGAACGATGAGCCCGGCGCATCTTCTATTGCTCGATCGGCCATACGTTCGACGATCTGCGGGTCGATCAGGTGACTGAGATCATCCGGCGCGGGATGCGGTGGGCGGGTCTGCGCAACCGACCTGCCCCCGAGTGATCCGGGACCGAGCCGTGCTATGCGCTGCGGGAATACGCGATCATCGATGTCGCATCGGGGCATTGGAGCGACGTATGTGCTCGATTGGAGGATGAAAAATCGTCGTAGGCGCGGGGCTCGTTCAATCCGGGTTTGCGCCCGGTCGCCACGCGGTTCATTCTCCGCCTCGAATTTCCCCCGGAGGCCATCATGGCACGCCAGACAAAGCTCATCCTCTGCCCGATCAACCTGCGCCACGCCCAGGTCGAGCATCATGCCTATATGGAAGCCGTCGAGATGGCGCGGCGGCGGCGTGCGAAGCTGATCGTGGCGACGATCGCGCCCGAGATCGAGCGTAACCTCAACATCTACAACTCGGATACCTATTGGGGCCAGCAGCTGCGCAAGTTCCTCAACGACAATCCCGCCAGCGGGGTGACCGAGGTCGAGATGGTCGTGCGCAAAGGCGCGGTGCATCGCCAGATCGTCAAGCTGGCGGATGAGCGCAAGGTGGACCTGATCGTGATGGAAGCGGCCAACCCGAAGGTGCAGGACTACCTTTTGGGCACCACGGCGTCCCATGTCGTGACCCATGCGGAGTGCTCGGTCTACGTCGTTCGCAGCTAAGGGCTGGCCCGGGGTGCGACCAGCACACCGAGCAGCGCCCGACCTCCCCACGGGAGGGCGCTTTTTCGCCACCTGCGCGCGCATGAATGTCGGAAGGGTTCGGCGGGATAAAGTGTAGACCACTAAGGTCGGGGACATGCGCCCACCCGAGGTCGGGCACTGCCCTATCGATGCGCCATCCCACGGACCGGCGCGCGCCCTGCTCCCGCGGCAGTTCAAGCTGATATTTGGGAAAAGCCCGCGCCTGTCGCGCGGCGGATCGGACCCGCCCCAATGCAGGGGCGGATCCCTTTCTTCTCACCTCTTGGCGGTCTCGCCCGAGGACTGCGCGGGCACCAGCGCGCGCATGATCGAGGGCATGGTGAGGCTGCCCACCGGTTCGCCCCTCATCATCACGCGATAG